ATTGAGAAAATCATTGAATCAGAAAAGAAACTATATTCGACCCAGAAAAATGCGTCTATCTTTATGTGGTGCTCGGGTTGTAAGCGAAAGACAAAGTGCGATTACTACCAGCTTCAGACTCGATCTGCAGATGAACCCATGACAACGTTCGTTAATTGTCTGGAGTGTGGCAAGAAATGGAAATTTTAGTGGCTATATATAATGGTTTGGGTTGCAGAGCGTCCGTTGAATAATGCAGACGACAAAAAGCTTTTTAAGTATCTCCGAGTTCGCATGGGTGAACGCAATGCAAACAAGATAGTTAAGGTATTGAGCCTTTACAAATACATAGAGTCTCAGCCAATTCGGTCACAAAAAGATATAGAAACCATCGCGTACTACGATACGAAAATGACAAGACCCGTATTCAATCGCAAGACTGCTAAATCTGTTTTTTCACTAATGAAACAGTCCGGAGGAGCTGGCGACGAGGCCTTAGTTCTCGACCGCGCCATTCGAGGTATCATTGGTTATATTCAAGGATTCTTGCCTGGCCCACTCATTAGTGCGGCGGGAAATGCCTACTACTACATGACAATTCTGAAGCGAATTGAAGAGATGCCTGGAATTGGTTCGTTTGTAGATATAGCTAAAGAGGCGGTGCTTCAAACCACCAAAACTTTAGTTGTAGGTGCAAACGATATTGCTACGGACGTGGGTGGTCCTGCAGGTGCAGTTGCAGTAGCGCTTCCAGCCGCGATTGCAGTTGCCTTTGTTGCAATAACACATTTACTTGAGGATGAACTAGGTGAAGCCTTACTAGTAGTGTTCTTGGCGATTCCTTTTATTGGACCAACATTGTACAAGGCTGCCGGATCTTTAGGCAAATTCGGCCGCAAAATATTCGAACACAAAGACACGATCGTTGGAACAACCGGTATGTTTTTGGGAGATGGTATGGCCGAACGTGTTGAAGATTTAATTCCTAATATGGATGCACGAAAGGAAGAAGCTCCAGCTCCAGTTCCAGCAACTACCGGTGCAAAACGATTTTCAACGAGACGGCGTAAGGTCCATAAATGGAGACGAACGAGATCCGCGAAACGCTAAAAAACTGGATCGGATTCGACGACGAAGAGCGTCGTCTTCGTGGTGAAATTAAGAAACTTAACGAACAAAAGACTCGTCTTTCTAAGAAAATTCTAGAGTTTATGCGTACTAATGAAGTCGACAAGTTTTCTCTGGAAGGAACTGGAGCAGGTACTTTGACGCGTTCTGTTCGCACAACAAAGCCTCCAGTGAAGCGTGCTAATATCCGAAAGCAGTTATTTGTATACTTTGCAGATCAGCCTGATCGAGTAACTAGCTTTTTGCGTGAGATGGACGGTATGCCTTCAAATGGAGAATCTGCTACTGAACTAAAACAACGTGAGGTTTTGAGTCGCACAGTTCCTCGCGAAAAAAAGAATTAAACTTAGATATAAATGGTTATTCGATATTCTGATAATGATTTGTTTCAAGTTGATTCATCAAGACCTGACGTGATTTTTATTCACAAAAATGTACCTATTCCTAGCAAATGGCTAAGCCGTCAGCGTATGAGATCACCCAGAAATATGTTTGCCTATCGTGCTGCCAATCCGCTTGAACCGAATGATTGTTTGATTTTAGCAGAGTCATTGTCTGCAGATGTTCCTGGATATCAATCAACAAAATGCCACTTTAGAGAAAAAACTACTAATCTTGCGTTTGGATTCACTGATGCTCTAAACATTAGAATCTCAAATACTCCTTCTGCAATCCAAAATGAACGTGCGAATCCCGATCTTGGAGAGGCATACGCAATTGTTAGAAAGGAAATAGTTGAAGGTGGAGCACCATATCATATTGCATATGTATTGTTTAAAGATGGAAATACAAATATAACTATGGAAGCTGATGCAGGCGATCCTGACTTAACGTATCCTGTTTTTGATATATATGACGACAAAAGAAAAACCTTTCATGCTAGATTTTCAAAACTATATCATCCAGCTACGACGATTGTTCTAAAGAAACGATGAATTCGAGCGATCGTTTTGAAACCACATTCAAATTTCTCCATATTATCTGTAACTCTTCCCACGTAAGAAGTTCCATCTCAAATAATTCCCCGTAATACATGTTTGTGCGCTTTGCTACCATTTTGCACAAGTCTGTAGGGTCTTTTATCTCCAAGGCATACAAGTCTCGAGAATGAATCTGTATATTCAAATCTTCTATTGCATCTCGATCATCAAATGGCATCACTTCTTCGTTGAATTCACGCAAAGCTGTATCCAATGAATTCGTATCTTTATGTATATTGAACGCTCCTTTTACAATACCATACCTCCAATCTTTTTCTAAGTATCGGAATCTGGCACGTGTATGTGTCGGATATATATCTGGTGTATCAAATTGGATGCGCATACCATACTTACGGCTCAATCGTTTGCACTGCAATGTATAGTAGTTCATATAGTCGCCTGGTAACGAAAACTTCTCAAGTTTACAAACATCTTCATGAATATCGCGAAGAAATCTCGACTCTTTTCCGATTAGGAACTTCACTTCATTCTGTATTCTTGCAGTAACAATTACAATTGCCATTTAAGAAGTGCCTCTCGGGCAGCCCATTGTTCTGCCTGTTTCTTAGTAGTAGATGTGCCGGTTCCTAGTCTAAGTCCGTTGATGCCCACAACAGCCATCGTATAAATTCCGTTTTCATTCGATATCATTGCATATGTCGGTGTCGTATGGAATGCAGCCTGATAAACCTTCTGAAACTGCTCCTTGAAATTACGATTATTCATTAGGATTTTTGGAATATCGATATACATTTCAATCAGGCGGACCATAAAATTGTATAGAAGTTTAAAGTCGTATCCAGAATCGATCCAAATTGCGCCGATAAATGCTTCGAAAATATCACCTAGTTTCTTAAGATTTGTTCGACCCGCACAGATATCTTCATTGTGTCTAGAAATAACATAGAACTCATCAAGACCAATAATTTGGCTTAATTTTCCTAGTGTTTCATTACACACAATTTCTTTTTTCAAGTCAGTTAGGAACCCTTCATTTTCTTGCGGAAAACGTTCCATCAGATATGTAGACACACACGCTCCGAGAATAGAGTCACCTAGATGCTCCATTCTCTCGTACGATTCATCAAACAGATCCAAACAATTAGAAGGTCTAGGCAAAAGTTCGGTGGATTCTCCGGTTGGAGTAGTGTACTCAGACCTTTTTACATATGAAGAGTGGACCATTGCAGTCTGGAATGTATTTGCATTTCGAACTTTGAAAGAACAGTTATGCTTCTCCAAAATTCGATGGACGTCGTTAATACTCAGTAGCTTGTTTTTTGAGTTGAATGGATTGTAACCTTGCATTCTTACTTACTAGAACGTTTGTTGCGTCTAGTTCGTTTTACACGACGACGTCCACCAGTCGGTGCTGCAGCCATCGGTGCTGCAGCCATCGGTGCTCCGGCCAGTTCACTCTTAACTGCAGCATCTAACTTATTCCAGTTTGTTAAAAAAAGTGAAGCTTGTTTTGGGTGCTGTGCTTTCATTGTTTTTAAGGATGAGCGCAACCCTGACTGAATCTGAGGTTCAAATTTTTCAATCAACATCGGGAGCTGAGTTTTCACTGCATTGAGTATGAACCCAGACATTTATATTTTACATTGAATATTTATTTCGCTTAGCGGGGTTAGTTTGAATTGTTCGTTCAAACGCAAACTCGTTGGACACCATCTTTGGCTTTTGACGCTCTACCATAAACTCATAACAATCTTCTGGATTTGCGTTGTCTTGATACTTTGAGAAATAAGCTTCCAACCCATCCATTAACTCGTGTTTAGACATGGACCATCCCTTCGTCCACATACCAGGTCTCTGAATTCGAATCAAACTTCCGTCCTCTTTAATCTCTAGCTTATCGTACTGCTGAAACTCGGGTTTCTGTAGAATAATGGACATCTCACTCTCAATTTGCTTCCGTTCACGTCTTACCTCTAGGGATTTGGAGTTCAGTTCTTTCAAATCCTCGTCTAACTTGCGATAGCTCTGCAGATGGGACTTGAGTGTAATAAGTGTTGCGTCCATTTCGTTATACTTGGAAAAACAAATAACAAACTTTCATCCGTTTTAAATAATAGGGATGAATCTGGATGCAAGAGAGATAGATCACTTGCGCAAAGTATACAATGAAGAACATACTAATGAGACTCCGATTCAAGCTGACACTTCAGTAAAAGTTTGGAACGAAATAAGGCGTAGGTTACACAAATCATGTAGAACTGGCCGTTCAGAGTGTATTTTGGCCAATCTCATGCAAAGACCTCAAGGCCCTTCGTCTTGGAAAGTGAATCCAGAACAATGGATTACGAGCGACGATATTGATGCTATTGAGAAACAATTTGAGAAGGTTTTTAAGGAATACAAATACGTAGGCACATTCCCTATTGATTTTGACAAACATACACGAACCGGAGAGTGTCTTGTGAGTGCACTTTGCTCGTTAGATATCAAATCGCTTTATGAAAAAGGATATCGTCAGTTCGGGATTGTTTTTAACACTGATGTATCTACTGGGCCAGGTCAGCACTGGGTTGCAACGTTTTGCGATTTGTCTACTGAGTTGGAGCACCCCCGTATGACTTACTTTGATTCGTATGCACATAAACCTGAGAAGCAGATTCAAGTATTGATGCGTCGCTGGAAAAAGCAATGGGACACTACTAACATTCACCCAAAACCCATGAAGTTATCGTATAACGGAACTCGCCATCAGTATGAGGATAGCGAATGTGGAATGTATTGCGTTTATTTCCACTATTGCTGTTTAACCGGCGTTTCAATGGAAAAAAGAGTTCCGGATCAAGTCATTCGTGGCCTGCGTGGACTGCTCTTTAGAGTTTAATATCTCAATACTTAATTAAAAATGGCGAACGCTTGGCTTACTCACGTCAAGGCAACAATGCGAACGATGAAGTCAAAGGGTCAGTACAAGAAGGGCGATGGTCTGAAGAAGGTTATTCAGCAGGCTAAGAAGAGCTACAAGAAGACTCGCCGTGGTGGCGCGGATGAGGACAAGGTCGCGTTTCCTCCCATGAAGGTTCGCACCGGTGCTCGTCGCACCCGCCGTCGTCATTAAACTTCCATCTCCTAAAATTTAGGAGTGTTTGTAAATTACGCCTATTTTGTGTCTGAAAGCGGTTAAACGATCTAAAATACTTATCATATTCCGGTCATTTTCACGAAAAATAGGCATATCTAACATACAAAACAAATGGGCGGCGGTCTTCTACAACTCGTTGCCATGGGCGCTCAGGACGCATATCTCTCTGGAAATCCTCAGATTACCTTCTGGAAGGGCATGTTCAAGCGCCACACCAATTTTGCAATGGAGCCATTCCGCATTAACTTTACCGGCCAGCCCAATTGGGGCACTAAACAGTCGGCGACTATCAATCGCAATGCCGATTTGCTATACTCCACTTACCTCGAGGTCCAGCTGCCCAGCTATAACTCCGACAGTCGCAAGGATGCCTGCTACAATAACGACCAGTTCCACCTTGGCTACAATCTGCTGAAGTATGCCGAACTGGAGATCGGCGGACAGCTAATCGATCGTCAGTATGGTGAATGGATGTTCCTGTGGGACACTCTCTGCGGTTCCACCGAGAAGAGCTTGAACGGTCAGCAGATGGTTGGCGTTGGCGGTCGCACGTCGGTTCTGGGTTCAACAAATCCTGTTGGTACGAATAGCTTTTCAAGTGGAACCACAGGCATGTATATTGACGCAAACGGAGCAACAAACGGAACACCTACTGCATCAGTGGGTCAGGTATTTATTCCAGGTGAGAATGCCGGATGTAAGGTGGGCTCATCTGGAGGTGGTAGCCAGCCCGGTCACCCGACGATTGTGTATGTGCCTCTCAATTTCTTCTACTGCCGCAATCCCGGTGCCGCTCTACCTCTCATTGCTCTCCAGTATCACGAGGTTAAGATCAACATTCTCTGGAACGAGAACCAGCTAATTAGCGGTGACTATAACCACGTGCCTGTCCCCGCCCAGCCTTCCCAGGCCGCCATTTATGTGGATTACATTTACCTGGATGTCGAGGAGCGTCGCCGTATGGCTCAGGAGTCGCACGAATACTTGATCGAACAGGTCCAGTATAACGAGGATAAGGGCCTGTCTTCTTATCAGAATCGCATTGACTTGACCTTCAATCATCCCGTCAAGGAGCTCATCTGGGTTGTTCAGCCCACTTGCTACCGCTCTTGCAAGATTGCAGTTCCCACCACAGCTGTAGGTGTGCGTAATAGTGCAGCTTCTGGTAACCCTGCTAACTCTGGCTCTAGTGCCGCCGGGTATAACCGAAACCGCCTAACTCCCTTCACATACGATCAGACTGCAGTTTTCAAGCAGCACCTCCAGATCAACGGACAGGACCGTCTGGATGCCCGTTATGGCGACTACTACAACAAGGTTCAGCCTTACCAGCACCACACTGGTATTACGCAGACTGAGTACATCAAGTATGATACTCTTAACTTAAACGCTGGACCAGGAACGGTTGCTCTACTCAACCAGCCAGGAATCTACTGCTACTCATTTGCGCTGAAGCCCGAGGAGCACCAGCCTTCCGGTACGTGCAACTTCTCCCGTATCGACACTGCTACGCTGGTTCTCCAGATGAGCGGTGATGTTACGGTTAATGCAGTAAATGACAACACTTGGGATGTGCGCGTATACGCCCTGAACTACAACATTCTCCGCATCATGAGTGGGATGGCGGGTCTTGCTTACAGCAACTAACTTCCTGCTTTAGTTTTTCCAAATACAAAATACCATCCATAAGCTCCTCTTGTGCATGCTGAATCCAGTCTCCAACTTTTAGATCCTTGCGGTCCAAATCAGTGCCGTACTTTTCTTTACCGACCTTAGCACGTGACTTAAACTTCTCGATAACAGCTGTACCTACGGAATCCATTACTATAAAACGAATTGTTAGGTCTAAACAATAATATAAAACAGACTAAAATGATTCCAGGTATTCTTGAACTCACTTCAAGGACAAAATATGGTATGACATCTCGAAATGTCCCTCTATATCTATTTCGTCCATTGAACCAACAACTCGCGCCATGTATTGTCGGTTGCTCCAAACTTTCAACAACAAACGTTATTGCGTTAGTCAATGTTCCAAAGTGGGATGATAACAAACTACCACGTGGTAATTTAGATCGTATATTGGGAAATTGTGGAGATTTCAAAGCAGAAGAAGAAGCACTGGCATACCAGTATCGAAAGCAAGGATGGTCTCCTGGTATTACGATTTTGATCCCTAACCCACAACCTGAAAGGCATACAATCACAGGTGTTTCATTCAATATTGATCCAGAAGGGTGTCGTGATATTGATGATGTTTTCACAATCGGAGATGATGGCTACTTTTATATCACTATTGCAGATGTGTCTGAATGGATGAAAGAGAATCCAGAATCATTGCGAAAGGCACAACAAATAGGACAAACTCAATACTCAATCGACGGGTCTATCATTCAATCTATGGTCCCATTTGAAACAGATTGTTCCCTTGTTCCCAATAAAGAACGACTTGGAGTATCTTTGCGATTCAAACTAGAAAACTCAAAACCTAAAGATATAGAATTTATCAAGACTATCATTACGAACACACTTTCATTTTCATATGAATCTATTTACAAGTCTCAGTATGCTTCTACTATTCAAAATGTAGCAGAATGTCTGGGTTGTAAAATTTATGATTCGCACGATTGGGTTGCAGAACTGATGATATTTTATAATATTGAGGCAGCAAAAGTCCTCAAGCAAAAGGGCCAAGGGATTTTGCGAGTTCATTCTGCTCCCGATATTGAAAAACTTGAGAAGTTTAAATCACTCGGAGTTGACGGAAGGTTTCTGGCGTTTAAGTCGGCAAAATACGTCCCAACTACAACAAACGAGACACATTGGGGCCTGAATGCAGATGTGTATTGTCATGCTACGTCCCCTATCCGCCGATTTGCCGATGTGATTAACCAGTATGTTTTGAAAAATGAAACTCCGCCCGATGTGGATATTAGTATGCTAAACCAACGATCCAAGGATTTAAAGCAGTTTGGAAGAGACGTCTTCTTCATTCGTCAAATTCAAAGCAATAAGAGATATGTATCTGCAATTACTTTGAACGATCATCGCGTTTGGGTTTCCGAGTGGAAGCGTATTATCACATGTAAAAATTCTTTTATAGAAGGAACTCGGGGAACTTTATATTTCTCATTGGATATGAATCAATCAACGTGGAAGCGACGGATGGTGTTTAGATTCGAAGATACAATGAATCCGGAATAACAAATCCACGCACAAGTTTCTGTTCGATTCCAATCATTTTTTCAATCATATCCGTATCTTGCTTGATAGTTGCAATACTGACCCATTCACGCACAATATTTGCCAGTTTCAAAGTAGCACGAACAAAGTTTCCGTGTTCAACACCATATTTTTCGCAAACAAAGTCGTTGCCCTCCAGCCACTCGCACATTACATCATGCCAGTAATCTGTAACTTCCCAATTTGTCTGAAGTATTTCACTCTTCATCATTGCATCGCCGTGTTTACGGATTTTATCAATATGTTCTGTAACCGGAATAATCTCTTCCGTCGTTGGCTGTTCCAGAAAGCAAGATAGCGTTTGTACAATTGTATTTGCAGGTTGGCTATGAATCCATTCATGCGTGTATAGTTCTGTCATGAGAATCGGGTGTCCTTCGTGGATCTCAGACGCCAACACGCCCTTTTCTGTAAGACTATTGTTCTCGATATAGCCATTCTTGAATAGGAATGACTTTCGCGTTTCGATGTCTTCGAGATATGATTGTAGATGCTTGATATCTGTATCGAGTTGGACTAGTGATTGCTTTAGCCCGCAATATCGGACATACTCTTTCTTTGCCTTATCCCATTTTGGACCTACATGCGAATTGTCCCACTTTGATAGTTCTTGCTGATGCTTCTTCTTATCAGCATTATTTGTTGACCGAAGATTTGTCTGAATTTCATCCCGGATTTCGCATACACGCATAGTTGTTTCGTCGAACTTTTGTAGCTCGGCTTTAATCGATTCTTGTTTATTTTTGATTTCGTCAAGTTGCTGGATATTTTGTTTCATCCAGTAAGTATCATTCTGGACGGACTTGCCTGAGCCCATTGTGGCAAGAATAAATGAATAATCGAACTTCATTTGTGATTCTACGCTAGCTCTTTTTCCGGTCATCATTTCCTTGACAAGTTGCGGATCTTCCGGATCACGAATTGGAAGGTATACTACAATACCCTTATCATCCTTGCCTCTGCGTCCTGCTCGTCCAGCCATCTGAATATACTCGGATGTTCGCAACATCCTCATGTTTTCTGTTAGATCGTCGTATTTGCGATAAGATGTGAAGACGACTGATTTGGTCGGCATATTGATTCCAACTGCAAACGTTTCGGTAGCAAATAGGATCTTAATAAATCCCTTGTCAAACAGAACTTCTACAATCTCCTTGAGAATCGGAAGCATCCCCGAATGATGAAACGCTACACCTTTCTCAAGCAGGGAGTTTAGTTTATGAAACCCCTCGATCTTTTGAAGTTCAGTATATCTGTGGAGATGAAACTTTACGATATGCTTAACGTCTGCAGTTTCGGATGATGTAAGTAGATCGGTAGATACCTTTGATGCATATTCCTCGCACATCTTACGTGAGAACACAAAGAACAGAGCTGGCCTGTCTAGTTTCAGAATAAGTTTATTCATTCGGTCTAAGAAGCTTCCAACACGGACATCCTTTTCAATAACCTGCCCTTCTTCGCGAGTTTTCACACGTTCCTTATGCTTTCTTAGTTCGTCTTGCTGAGTATAATACTTGCGGACCCATGCTTTGTACTTCTCAAAGTTGAACTGATCTTTTGCGTCCATGATAACTTCACCATCTTCAGTTGTGTGGATTAGCGGGACAATGCGATACTCGGTAGAAATCAGATGACACGGCTTTTGCTTGATGGTAGTCAGCCAGTTCACAAATGGTTCGGGAGAGTCCAATGTTGCAGATAACAGCACCAAGTTTACATCGGGGGGCAGTAGAACTAGACATTCCTCCCATACACTTCCCCGTCCAGGATCGTTAATGTAGTGAACTTCATCGAATACCACTGCATCTAGGTTTGCTAGAGAAAGCTCAGCTGTAATCCCGACATGTTCGGTTGAAGTTCCCTGTTTATATAGCAAGTTACGGAGGATTTCAGTTGTCATGATGACAACATCTGCTTGAGGACAGAACTTAATGTCTCCAGTCATAATGCCGACTCGATCGCCATATATCTTTTTCAAATCGTAAAATTTCTGATTTGAAAGAGATTTGATAGGGGTGGTATAGAATACGCGCTTGCCTTTGTTCAAAGAACGCCAAATTTGGTATTCACCAACTAGCGTCTTACCTGAACCAGTTTTAGCGGTAATGAGGACATTTTCATCTTTGGAAATGTACTCAATGGCCTTCTCCTGAAAAGGATCCAACTTAAATTTGAACGGGTGCTCCATTGTTACTAATTTAAAAATACATACATTTTATGAGTCCGTTTTACTCTACCACTCCATAGCAATGTCCTCAATGCGACACTCCTTCTCATCGGGCTTCGATAGTTTGGTATTGACTGCATTGATTTCTGCATCAAACCCATCTGGCCCTTCCTCCGTTCCCTCAGGCATCTTTGTCTCGTCAATCAAGATATCTACGAACCCAGTTCCACAAGGAGGCTTCTGTCCGAACATGATATTTCCAGACACACCCTTCATCGAGTCAAACTCACCCGAGATTGCAGCGTTGAAGAGAATCTTGGATGTCTCTTCGAACGAAGACTGAGCTAGAACTCCGCTCTCACCCTTGTTCATGCCGAATCGGTTGACCGATAGAATGAAACCCGGATAAGTCATGGTATCAATCAGCGTAATCATATGGTGATAGTTAACGTACTCTGTGGAGAATACCTCCATAAACTCGTCGTACAGGCACTGACGGACTGCTTCGATTCCAAACACATCAAGAATCTCGTGAATGTCGTTCGAGAATGTGCGGAATGGATCTACGTGTGAATACACTGCTAGATCTAGAATATTAGTTCCCTCGGCATCCAAGACATACTGCTTCAGCGGTGCATAGCCTCCCGATGTATCGTCATAGGTCATTTCGTCCTTAATTTCGCGGAGATATACGCGACCAATTCCGTCAATTCCAGTTAGAACTGTGTCTAGGAGCTTGTCTTCGATAAAGCGTAGAGCAAGGGCATTCTTGACAATATCGGGCTGAAACACTACCCGCAGAATCAACTTATCTGGGCTATTAGTGTCGTTTGTAATACAATCAAACACCTTCAATACCTTATTATCCTGAATACGAGCCTGAATCGTAGTCATATCCATGATATTTCGTCGCGCCATTTCGGTGCGATCTAGTTCCAGTCGAAGAATCCAAGGTGAGCTACACGTCGAACCCTGAGACACCGAGAACAATTCGTATGCCTTTAGAATCTCTGCATCTTCCTTGATTGCAGTATTGTCGGATGTTGGATTGGGGTCATAGTAAATGCGAACAGACCGAGTGATATCGCGCAAAGTCGTTTTTTGAATTTCTTTCATCATTGAGAACATTGCGTCCTGAGACGTGGCAATATCGCTATTCATAAACACTACATTGGATGGGTTCTTAGGATTTGGTGTTGCAGCAAGTAGTTCCATTAGACGAGGAACACCCTGCGTTGCATTGGCCTTAACGGTTCCAGTTGAGTGGAAAGTGTTAAGAGTTAGCTGAGTAGTCGGCTCACCGATAGACTGGGCGGCAAGAGTGCCTACCATCTCACCAGGATGGACGCGTGCTTTGATGTATTTGAAACGAATCTCGGACACAACCTCATCAAACATCGCTTGAGATAAACGCAATACCATAATCATCTTCTTTGGAGCCAAATAGTATCGAAGCAGGCAATGGAACACCTTGTTATCCTTCATCCATGTCTCAGAGCACATGGCATCTAGTTGGCGGATCAGGTATTCTGGGGTTAAGTCTGTTTTGGTGGCATATGGGTTCTTGTATTTACCAAGCATGCGTCGTAGATTAACTGGAGCAAACAGCTTTGTGTCGCGTCTGTATCTCCAAACATTGTGTATTAGAAACTTGCGATCAGCCAGGATTCTATCCACAAAATCATCATCTTTAATCTCATCTGGCTTGGAGCAAACTGCCTGGTAATCATTTTTAGATGCAGCAAAATCCTGGTAGATCTGTTCGAGTGTCATCACGCCCAGATCACAGGACTGTGACTCAACTGCCGTGCTATCGATTCCATCTCCGCCATACTGAAACTGAACGATGGATCCAGTTGCATTTCGAACCGTTCCGTCGTATTCTACGTGTAGATCCTCCATAGTCTTCACCAATCGTCGCTGAATGTACCCCGAATCACTGGTCTTAACTGCAGTATCAATCAGTCCTTCACGTCCAGCCATCGCGTGAAAGAAGAACTCTGCAGGACGAAGCCCTGAGATAAAGCTGTTTTCCACAAACCCATGCGCTTCTAGCCCGTGATTATACTTGGTAAAGTGAGGCATTGTGCGATCCTGTAGTGTATTCTGGACACGCTTGCCTACAATGAACTGCTGGCCCAGTAGAGCAACCATCTGGGCGATATTCAAGTTAGAGCCCTTTGCGCCAGAGTCTACCATTTCGATCATTCGATTCTTCTTTGGGAGAGAGTTCATCACACTCTCCGCGATAGTCGAGGATGCCTTGCGAAGAACATCCAGAATTTGAATCTCCAGTTCCTCTCCATCCTCTCGAGCAGAATCGTTTAGGAATTGTCCCGAGTGAACATTGGAAATCAGGTCTGAAATACTCTTTCTTGCAGTCGCAATCGACGCATTGATTTCTGCATAAACCGAGTTATTAGCGATTAGATCTGAAGCTCCTACTGAGAATCCAGTGAACAGGTTGTATTTTGTGACAATACTTTGAATGTCGTTGATAAACTGGCCGCATCGCTGGGGATTGAAGTCGTTGTAGATGACCGATAGGATACCTTCAGCCGAATCGTCGATCGATCCGTTGAAAGCACCCTTTTTCAAGAGACCTTTTGTGAGTTGGCCGTTTTCCAGGCTGATTCGGCCCTCGAAATCCATGAGCGGAAAGGCAGTTGAGATGAGTTCTTGCCCCGTATGATTCGAATTCTTACGCACGAACGACGATAGAGGGCGTTTCATGCGTCCAAGTATATTCATCGCAATATGTTCCGGAATCTTTGCGTCCGGCTTGGAGATTCGGAATACGCCGGTCATAGTATCCTGGACGATCTGGATGATAGGCGTATGCGTTCGGGGCGAAATGATCTGTCGAAGAACAGAAGCAAGTGCCTTTAGTTCGGTTGCAGCCACGATGGATTGTGGCACGTGCATATTCATCTCGTCACCATCGAAATCAGCATTGTATGGCTTTGTTGCAGATACGTTCAGGCGAAACGTTGAATAGGGTAGCACTTTGATGCGGTGGCACTCCATTGATGCCTTGTGGAGAGAAGGCTGACGATTGAACAATACCACATCATTATCAATCAGGTGGCGATGGACTACATCGCCTTCCTTGAGGTCGATTGTCTCTGGGTTGACGTAACGCAGAGAAATACTCTTGTCTTCATCTTTTAGAAACACTGACTTCGCTCCGGGGTGCTTTGAGGGCCCGTTGCGAATATATGTTAGCAACCGATCGCGATTGAATGTCGTAACAATTTCGGGAAATGTTAGATTCATTGCGATTTCCTCTGGAACACCCAGCTCATCCAGGTCGATGTTTGCGTCAGGGGTGATTACTGAACGAGCAGAGAAGTCTACTCGCTTGCCCATCAAATTACCACGAACACGGCCAGTCTTCGCCCCGAGACGAGACTTTAATGTCTTCAGAGGGCGACCTGAGCGCTGAGCTGCAGGAGGCAGGCCCTTGATATCGTTATCTACGTAGGTTGCTACGTCGTACTGCAGTAGTTTGGTGCACTCATCGATAATGTCGGCATTATCACCCTTGTCAATCTTATCGCGAAGACGCTGGTTGATGCGAACAATGCTGATGAGTTTATGCGTTAGATCGTCTTCCATGCGCTGATTGTCCTCCATGACAACCGACGGACGAACAGTTAGAGGAGGGACTGCCAGGACAGTACACACCATCCAATCTGGACGACTGAACTTTGCGTTGAAGCCAAGTTTATTCACATGGTCGTCAGTAATACGCTGGAAGCAACGAAGAACCATCTCCGGCTGGAGAGGGATCGGTTCTTTATCCTCCTGGTAAGTAACACCTGCCAATGACGCGACTGTATTTTCAACTTTCTCTATTTTTTTAAACATTTGGCTTTCACAATGCGTACATGTTCCAGATGCAGACTTGTTCTTAAACTGTGCAGTAAGCTCACGAACAGCATTAAAACGATCCATTCCACGCAAACTTTCCGGAAATGCAGTATCCAGCGTTGCATCAGGCACATACGGATTTGAGCAGTTCAAACACACAACTTGTAGGATTTTTTGGATTGTATCTAGAAACTGGTATAGGTATACTGGTCTGGCGAGTTTGATGTGTCCAAAATGACCGGGACACTTAACATTGGTTTGCTTGCATGTCGGACATACCTTGCCATTATCGATGACACCAAATCGAGAATCAAATACACCACCTGGATAAGGCTGATTACTCTGATAAGTTTTATCCGTAATGACCTCGACTACACTGCGCGAGGCAATCTCCTTGGGATTAGCAATGCCAAACTGAACGCCGATAATAGTATCGCCCATTCTTATTCTTACTATTCAATCCGTCTATATTTATTTCGGTTCGTTTTCAACCTAGTGTATGCTCCAAAGTTTTTCGCCAAAATATGTCGTCTGATAGAACTTCTGTTATGAGTTCTTGAGAGAATTCCTCTTGCAACTCGTTCGTCCAGGAATCAAATTCAGTGCCCTTTCGCTTTATAAACTTTTCCTTGTCTTTCAATTTACGATTGAATTTGATGAACATTAGGTCGTGATATACCTGAAAGCAGAACTCTCGGGTGTGTTTTGGGTCTTCGCTTTCGTCTTTTAATCTGCGAACAATTGAGTACCAGTCCTCCATAGACAATGAATCTTTCATTAAAGTATATTTAGAATAATAAGATGGCTCGCAAGACGATGAAGATACGAAAATCGCATAAATCAGAAAAGAAGTACGATGCTGTTTTCACATATCCCGACGGACATACGAAGACTATACCATTTGGTGCAGCTGGAATGTCTGACTACACCAAACATAAAGACAAAACCCGCAGGGCGCGTTATTTGAAACGTCATGCAGGAATGGGAGAAAGCTGGAACAAACCGGATACAGCCGGCGCCTTAAGTAAATGGATTTTATGGGGACCTTCAACGTCTTTTCGAAAGAACGTTCAAACCTTCAAGCGACGCTTTAATTTATGAGTACGACGGCGTTTAGCCCCCATTCGAGTATGCGGAGCATGCCCTAGTTTAGAGTATAAAACTTGGTTTTTGGTAGGATTGCGTGTTAACAAGCCTTTGCTTGCAAGCATATCTAATGCTTCTCGTCTTTGTGATTTACGCAAACCAGTTACTACTTGTCCTTTATTGCCCAACATATCCGATACATGTCGTTTCTGTGTTCTATGGTGACCACTCATTACGAATTAATCAGATATATTTTTAGCTGGTGTGTGTATCATCGTTGACAGCTTTTATTGCAGATGGGTTCTCTTCTGGTAACACGGGAAGCTGAACTTCCTGAGGCGTATCCTCTGTTTCACTGGGTGGAGGCAGGGTTGGACGGCGCATCCAGAAAAATCTATGAAACATTTATACTATGGTTTACACATAATTTATGTGTTATCAAACGGTGGTGGAATGTCCGAGTGGTTAAGGAGGCAGGCTTAAGATCTGCTGCTGTTAAAGCGCGTGGGTTCGATCCCCACTTCCACCAAGGGTGAAAATATCGCCTATACTTTGCGTCTTATCTGGCTTAAAGTATTGTCGAGCATTTCGGATATATAATTGAATATACGCAAATGCAACAGCCCCGATTACGATCGAATACCAAAGTTCCATTATGAATCGTAATCAGATTCTTATTATTTGGATAACGCGGGAAAACGGATTTAAGAAGTTCAAGTTAGGAGGTAGTAGTCACAAATATAACGTACGATGGAATCCTACGGCAGTCTCGCCAAGTTTGCCAATACTCAGCGCAAAAAGATGGAGAAGGAGGCGCGCCTGGCGAATATGACGACAGCACTGGGATTGCTGACTGAGAACAAGCAGGCCATTCTGGCGATTGATCTGAACTTGATTGTCAAGCAGTGGGCGCTTGACAACAACGACGCGAAGATCACATATTAAAGTAAAAATAAAACAAATAAAAACAAAAAACAGATTTTTAGTTTAGATCCATATAATATAATTTTAGATATAATGGATATAAGTGTATTTTTATTATGCAATAATGAATCGGTGTTATTACCACATGCAGTGAATCATTATAAGAAATATTTACCATCGTGTAAAATTACTATTTATGATAATGAATCAACTGATAATTCTGTAGATATTGCTAAGTCTCTTGGGTGTTCAGTCGTATCTTGGGCTACTAATGGTGTGTTAGATGAGTTTAGGATGACAGATATAAAAAATGAATGTTGGAAATCAGTTAAAAATGGTTGGGTAATAGTAGCAGATATGGATGAATTTTTATGTGTAACCGATGAGAATCTATTAGAAGAGTTCAACAAAGGTACGACTATACTTCGAGTGCACGGTGTTGATATGATAGGAGAAAGTAAACTCATAGATTTAAGTGATATTGATCTACAATTATTGAGAAAGTATAAAGATAATGCGTGGGAAAATAAGAACTTATGCTTTTTGCGTGAAAAAATTAGTGATATAAATTATGGTCACGGATCACATGAATGTCACCCATCGGGACATTTAGTATTTAGCTCTAATGTTTATATAAATAAACATATGTCAAAGTTAGGATTAAATTTTATGATAGATAAAATTATAAAAAGATTTAATAGATCACGTTTAATGCGCACTTATGGATTCGCTATACATTATACTGATAACATTGTTGATATAACAAATATGTATACAGAAGAATTAAAAACTTGTAGCATTCTGGAATAATTCTACAAGAGAACATAGTGGGAAACACGAAAAGTGCGGCGGTGGTCCCGCCTTTTTGTGCGTCCACCACCTTTTACGCGTCGGCACGTCTTGCCTTTATACGTACTTTTGCCACATCCGCTGGTGTAATACATGATACGCTGGACGTATCCTTTGTAACTCGGAATACTTGCACTAAACTTGGAGGCCAAAAAACTTAATAACCCATACATCCATTTCATATAGGCTTTTTTGTTATCCAGATCTACCGGATGTTTATCCATATAAGATGTTATGTCAATTGGGTATACATCTGCAAGTTGCCGTAAAAATACTCGCTGAGTTGCCATATCGTCTGGCACTGGATTTTCTGGGTAATTTCCTGCAATTGAAAATAGAAAATCGCGCCCTAATATGTGGCCTTTCAGTTTCATAGACGCATACTTCTGCTTGACCTCTTCGAATGTTGGATTTGGTCCCGGATCTATGACAGATGGATCATCTTTACACTGCATACGAAGTTTATGATTCACCATATTGTGAAGTTCATACGCCCACTTTCCGGTATCTTTTATCATCGGAATATCATGCGTAAACTTTGTGGTGCTTTCACGACAGAATTTACAAGGCAGAATATCCTTGACTCCAAGCAAAAACTCTTGAGGGTTTTTAGATTCAAACGCAACATAATGGATCAATTGCCATCCACTCGGGCCCCAAAATCTAGTATCAATGCCCATTCACACTACTTTAATTAAGTCAAAAAGTTTCTAGCAATGTAATATAAATGGCCGAAATCACTGTTTATACCATCGCGGTTGGGTTCTTTCTCGGTGGTGCTCTTAAGGATTTCTTCCAGTCTTTTACCCATGATCTGATTGCTCCATTTGCCGTCTTGTTTGGTGGTGTCTCGAAGTCTGTTGAAGGCGTTACCATTTCGCTCGGTCCCGTGAAGCTGGAGGTCGGTAAGGTGATTGCGTCTGCATTAACTCTGATGATTGCGCTATTTGTTGTAGCCATAACACTGCCTTACATCAAGGCATACGCGCCAATGATTGGGGCCCGCCGATAAAAAATAGAATAGAATAAGTAATATGGCCGAAACATACGAATCTTGGAAGACATGGGCGTCTGGAATGGTTCAGTCAGCAGTATCGCCTATACGAATTGCAGCCCCGAGCCTAGCGACCACACAGGGTTCTACATCCATGCTCGGAACAGCCCCTGAAGGCGCTGGGTATACATCAACTGGCGGTCGTCGTACGAAGAAGAAGGGCCGGAAGCATTAAGACGTCTCATCCAGCTTAATGTTCGTCCATCCACCGCGAGGGTATTTGCCGAACATAGTCTCCATGCGCTTCTCCATATCAATTGCGACCAGCATTCGCTGATCGTTATCATCCTTCCATAGCTTGAACGCCCGACGCAGACGTGTCTTGTCCAGCTGTGTAATCTCTTCTCCCTCTTCAACCTCTCGGACTCTCTCCGAAATGAACTTGGCAATTGCATCATTTTCATTTCTGTAATCCGAAGTATACTCCATAACCTTTCCAGGAGCAGTCAACTTGCGTAGTCCAACGCTCGTCCTCAAAATGTGAATCAGATACGACGCAAATGGCATAGCCCATTGAAGTGAGTTCACTGCAAACTGAATACTCTCGTCCAGCGGAAACTCATTTGCACCAGATGGATTAGATACAAATTTTGAGATAAAGTTAATCACCACAAGTCGTCGCCAGGTTCCGCCATCAACCGTATTGATCTTCGGCTTTTCGTTACACGCAAGATGAAACTTAGCAAGAACCTCAAACTCTGATCCTGATTTGAATAAGTCTCGCGCATACATCTTCTCTCCCGACGTCAGTTCCTTCATTAGTCCGGTATTCAACGCAATCGCCTCATCTGGTTCCTGCATCGTGACGAATCTGCGACCCTTCAGTCGTGCTACTTCGGGCGCAGCATTACCAGACCCCTTGCGTTTCTGCGTCAGAAGCGAGATTGGAACAGTACACGAATAATCTCCCAATACCTTTGACATCAAATTTGTAATCATTGATTTACCATTCGAACCTGAACCGGTCAGAATATGAAACTTCTGTGCCTGATTGCCACCAATTAGATTTGTTGCAAGATGTTTCATGAAATACTCACGAACATCTGGATCAGGTAATACTTGCTGTAGAAATCTCTCAACTCTCGGCCACTCTGCATATTCGTAATACTCCTTGTCTGCTTCATAATCAATCCCGGTCGAGAATGAGATATAGTCATCCGGCTTTCCATCCCGAAAGTTCATATTTGTCAAATCCATAACCCCATTATTGAAAGCAATTAGGTCCTTATTTGCGTCAACCTTGCTGTTGAACGTATCATCAAAGAACAACTCGCGACATTCACGCATGACATTAGCCTTAAATCCAGTCGTCTTCAATTTCTTGTATACCTTCTCGAATCCAATACGTTCCATGTTGAGAATACAGTACTCGCATTTGCCACAGTCTTTCTTGTCTTCCGGCGTCAAGCATAGAACAAGCCCG